GCGCAAAAAATAAGAGCCTTTCGGCTCCGGATTTACGGGTTACGGTTATTCACTAAATGCAATTTTTAAACAAATAGGCTCCAAGGTTTTTACTCCCTGGAGCCTTAATATCCGAATTATATTATTTAGTGCAAAAAGAAGCATCCACATTAAGCGAATACTTCTTTACGTTCAATTCACATCTGATAAAAACCAACTTTCCTTTAATGCACCTGTATACAATTCACAAGTGCTTTTAACTAGAGAAACTCCGACCTCCTTTCCAAACTTACTAGATGCTTTAATTAATGTCTCTAATTGCGCCTTGCCTTTAATAATTTGATTGTCTTCGGTCGTAACTTCAAACGTGTTTTTTCTAATATTTATGCCTGTTATTATCGCATTTGCTATTTCTATCTCTTCATCTCTAATATCCCCAATACTATCTAATGTGAAGATAATCCCTGGTGCTTTAGAATATTTTAACTCCATACGTCTAATCTCCGACTGTTCATTCTTCCAGTCAACCTCAATGTTTACCAAATTATCTTTCATCTGATTCAGCCAATTCTTATAATGTTTTACTGTTCTTTGTCCATATGGTGCTATCCTATCAATTAATTCTTCCCCTCCATCACTATACTCTAATATACTAAAAAATTCATTTAGCACCTTATCTGTTTGATATAGTTCTGTTGTCATTTCAATCTGCTCATATTCTTTCTCCAAAATTACGCCAAAAGACCCTGGAAACATCCCGCAAACTTGAAAATCCGCTATTTGTTTTGCATAATCTTTTACACTACCTCTTGATGAATCTGAACCAATCAAAGTATTAGCTATGTTATCAATCATTTCTTGGAATCCATCCAATACGGAAACCAATATTCTATTTGATATTTTACCGGTGGAAATATTATCTCCATATAACCTAAATTTAATTTGTTCTTTTGACAATGCTTCTGATATTTCCATCTTCTTACTGATTAAGGACTCTAACCTTCTTTCAAATTCAGCAATCTGAAAATCAATCATAGGAGAAGCATTCAACTTTCTAAGTGATTCTATTCGTTCTTTAGTCTCGGCTATCCTTTTATCAATTGTACTAATTGTTATCATTGACATTAGAATCACCTCCTACAAAAGATTTCAATGCAGTTTCTTTCAATACTATTATACCTTTTGGTATATCATCCCTGCTATATCCGAACTGTCCTTTCCAGTAATTTCTATTATTAATCTGCTCTCCATAATCCTGTGGACTCAACTTTTTCATCGTATCATCGCATATTGCTACAGCAGGATAAACATCTAAATTAGGTATCTGCCTAATGCTCTCCCATTTACCAACGATACTATTAAATGATTCTACATAGAAAAAAACAACTACGTCAATGTCATTAGGATTTATCTTTGCAGTCGTAAAACTTCCATCTATCCAAATTTCATAGACTTCAAAGTTTTTCACCAATAAACTAGAAATTTTAAAGAATCCGTGTATGCGGATGGCTACATGGTTGTTGATATAGGTGCGTTGCCAAACAACTCAACAAAATCAGTTCCTGCAAATATCCCGTCTGCATCTGAATACTGGATATCGGATGCCTGGTGCAAAAGCAGGACAACAGGGCAAGTCAACCCTATGCCATACATAGATGCAAGTACGTGGAGTAATGCGATCGGAATTACTATATCAGCCAGTAAAAATATTGTCGTGACCACAAAAGCAGACTGGTCAGCGTATTCTGGCAAGGCTGTAATAGCCTATAAACTATAGTTTCAGTGGAACATCAAGGGCAAATCCGATTTATTCAATTGCAAATATCACATAATTGATGCGAATGCTTCCAGTTACATTCGGATACACATATACGTATAATCCATCGCCACTATAATACCGTGGGGAGTAATAGGAAGTTTGTGCCGCATTGGCGTCTCCGTTCATGACCATGCATATAAAATTACTTGCTGTTGGCGCTTTTCCAAGGATTTTTGTTAGAGATGCAGTGTCGTGCAACAACGCATATGCTTGGTTACACGCAGCTATTTTGGAGCCCACATAGATTCCTTTGATATTTGTCAATATCCCTAACACATTCGCAAAATTTCTATTTAGTTCATCGGTCTTCTCCTGCAATTCTGCCATGGTCATTAAGACTTTAAACTTCGGCGTCACTTCTACAACGTTAATTCCTTCGTATTCGATTTCTGCCAATACCATTTCCCTGATCGTATCTCCCGTCCGGATATCCCCGGTTATATACGCTGGCGGTTTTGGATTTCCGCTGGTTGCTTCTCCCTCCTTGACGCTAATCCCTATGTCCTCGTATCCTACGCTATTTTTCTCGTATCTTGCTACCACATAGTCGATTCTTTTCTTTCCTTGCGTGCCATTGCTTAATTTTACGGTTTCGTATGTTCCAGGAAGGATTCTCCAATGACATCCCTGTATCATCCCCTCTCCGTCATAGATTCTTAACTCGTTCGAACTTATTAGTTCCGTCTCGAACATCCTTCCGACATTCAGCACATAGTCGGATATTCCTACAATCCCCTCATTCCTCCCGAAATGATCGTTGCTTGTTACATGAGGCTTTTCTCTTAGTCCATCAACAATCTTAAGCATATTGCCCTTCTCTTCCTCCTATCTTATATTCAATCTCGATTTCACCGTCCTTAACAGTGCAGTTCTTCTCAATTATTGGCTGAGATACCTCGATTCCAGAAATATAATCCCTTCCTGATATGCTGTCTCCGATTGGCCAGTCTTCTTCCACTTCGTCGACTTCTGCCTTAAACTCGCTGCTGTTCATCTCATTTTTAAGTTTCTCAATGCCTTTCTTGTATAATTCATCCTCTTCAGCATTGCTATAATCATATATCTCTGCTATCTCTTCGATTCCCTTGTAATGCTGCCTGTCCTTTTCAATGCTTCCATCCTCCTGGACATACAGGTCAATTACCTTTCTGTCTTTTAGTTCCCCCTTTCCCAGGCAGATCAGATGGTTGATCCCTCTATAATTTTTCGTCGCCGTAAATTCGACATATCCGTCTTGCGAGTATTCTATCGTCTCGGAATGATCCTGTATTTTCTCTGCACCAATCAGCACATATCCGGCTTCCCACCTTGTCCCAGTCACATACCTGATATCTAGCCTGTATCCCACCGAATCCAGGATCTTGGTAATTCCATCCAGCAGCGTGCAGTATCTATCAAGCTGCATTGATCCGATTATTACCCCGGTACTTTCTCCGGATACTTCAAATAGATCCTCATACTGCTCATTTATCAGATCCCTTAAGATTTCGTTTAGTTCTCCTTTTACAACTCTATAGTCTTCCCCTGGATCAGGACGGATTATCTTTTTTCCTAGCATCCCGCGCCAGGTATATCCCCGCACGAATATCTCTCTGGTTTTTGTGCTGCTCTTAAATTCCCCAACTATCCCTCCGTATTCGTTATGGTTAGAATAGATATAATATCCCTTCTTTATGCTTCCATCCCACTGCTCAAATAGAATAGTAACCTCAAAGTCGTTGCTATTTCCAATATTTATGTCAATATCCACATTCTGAAGTATTCCAAGTTCCCTCCTGTTTCGATCTGCAAGTTGAAACTCATATCTATTTACCACTTTGGCTCGCTCCTTCCTTCGAATAATGTAATCTGTAGCCCAAAGGATCCGTTCCATACCACCGTAGATTCTCCTGCTTGGATTTTTTCAAACACGGACTCTGCCTTTCCTCGCTTATCATATTCATTCGTTTTTGTCCCGTCCCTCTCAGTCTTGACAACCGTGTTATATCGGCTGTCAATCGTCAGGTATTCGTTGTCCATTATCGTCGTATCCACGGCATAGGTATGGCTATCCACTAATACTGACGGCGATACAGCCGGGCCAAATATGATCATCTGGAAATCGCATGGCACTCTAAGCGAGTTGCGAATGGTCCCGAACCCGCTTAATGCCGGAGTGAAATTATATGGAAAATTATATGGGAAGTTCAGATACTCGCTACTTGCTCCTGTCTGTCCTATCTTCTCAAACTCGAATGTGCTTTCATTAATCCAGAACGGGTATGGCGCAAAAATCGTAAGCGTGTTTTCAATCTCGTAAAACAATTCCTCATATTTTCCTGGGGCCGTATCCCTGATATAGCATTCGAGGTAACTATCTCCTACATATAACTTTCCGGGCTGATTATTGATGATATCAATGTCAGTGATCTCATTAAGGCTATTCATGAGTTCCTTATACTCATTTTCCGAGTCTGCAAATATCATGATGTCTAACTTTTTCTGGTAGCTCGTCCTGTAGAAGTAACTCACCCTCGTTCTGTTCCTCTGCTTGTTGGCTTTTTCACGGCTGTCCCAGTCCCGGCCGAACAATTGCGTTACATCCTCTACTGCAATCGGCCAGTCAGAAAAGTCTATCCTGCTTCCTTTGCTGTTTACGTAATAGATATCCATTACTTAATCTCCCTTCTTATCTTCCCGGCCTCCCTTTCGTTTATGATAAGTTTTATTTCCTGCTGTGCCATTGCATATGCCAGCCTGTCATAATCTATAGGATCCTCTCCCTGCTGGAACATGCTCAGTACATTGATCATTGATTCCTCTACGTATTCTCTGAGATTTCTAATTGGCAGCACGGCCTCTGCTCCCGCCTCTCCGACTCCCTTGAGTCCCGTCGCGGTTCCAAATATCGTTGGCCTTGTGAAAATCGCTCCCGTCTTATACCATTCAATATCAAAATGCGGAACGCTCGGCGGATTAAGCGAGAACTCTCCTGTCACTTTCGGGTGTGGAAGTTTTAGATCTGGAAGTTTCCATGAGAAATTGAAGAATCCCTTAATCTTGTCAATCGCGCTTCCAACCGCATCCTTTGCCGCGTTGATCTTATCTGATATTGCGTCCTTGATGTTCCCAAACGTAGTCTTGACCGATGAGTACGCGTCACTGATCGGGGTGATTATCTTTGTCTTTGCCGCCTCGAATCCGTTTGATATGACGGTTTTCGCTGCCTCTACTTTTTCAGATATGGCCGCCTTAATGCTTTCGAATCTCTCTCTTACCGACTCGTATGCCTGGCTTATCGGATTAATGATGTATGTTTTTGCAAGCTCGAAGCCTGTCGATATGACCGACTGCACGGTGTTGACCGCTCCTGATACCTTTTCGCTTATCGCGTCCCATGCTTCCATTATGATGCTTTTGCAGTTTTCCCATATGAACCTGAATGGCGCTGTCACGATCTCGAATGCGGCGGAGAATATCTCTCCGATGAACATGATTCCTACCTGTATTACATTCCATATAGTCTCGAATACGCCGGAAACCGTGTCTACTATGCTGTTGAATTTCTCCACGACCCCGTCTATAAATGTATCTATCCCGCATGCCTCTATCAGTGACTCGAAGAAACTTACAATTCCATCAATAAATCCTTCCAGAGCCTCCAGGACGAGATCCCATAGCCCTCCGAACACATCCCCTATACCGCTTTTGAATGTTTCTGCGCCTTCCCTTGCCTTATCCATATCCCCGGTGAATACGCCTACGATCATTGATTCCAGGCCTGACAGGGTATCAATGATGCCTCCTACGATTGTTAATAGCGGCTCGATCGCATTGACTACAGCCCCAAATATTCCTGCAAGTATTCCGAGTGCTGGAACCACTACGGCTGC